CGTATCGTCTCCGGCTGCCGCACCCTTCATGGAGCGCTTATAGGAAGCCCAGAGAGACTTAAAGTTGTTGACGCCGACGGAGCGCGCGTGCTCGCCCATCTTTGTTGCCTCCCTGTCCTGGAGAAACGGGCTTTGAATTGCCCATAGCTCTTTATACGGCTCATCCCCCTCCAGGTAGTCGGCCCGGCTGTAGCTGTATTGATAAGGACACGGAGACTGCTCCTTTCGCTTCGCCATGGCTCCTCCTATCAGAACGGAATATCCGACTCGTCAGGCAATGGCGCAAATCCACCGCCATAAGAAAATCCCGGTTGCTGCCCATAGCTTTGTGCGGGCGGCAATCTCGGATTTTGCTTCAGTTTCTTGAGGTCCGGCACCTTGAAGTCGCCATCTCGAATGGCCTGCACGGTGCGAACTTGCTTGACGTAGAGCCGCGTGCCGACGGTTCCGTCGTTTTTTTCGTACTCCTCCTCACCTAAAACGACGCCAATCAATCTCCCCTTCATGCCGTCCAAATTTCGCGTGTTGAACACGTATCGGGGATTGGACAGCTCCAGGCAGGTCTTGAACGCCTTGAACTGGCTCAGCGCCGACTCCTTGTACGAGCGCACGAACTTACCGTAGCTGGGCCAGAAATTCATCCGCAGCGAGCACTCGTTGTTTGAGCCCTGGAGCGGGCCCTCCGCGAAGTCCCAGAACAGCTGCAAAAACTGACTCTTCCCATTTCGATTGGGCGTCTCCACGTCCAGATAGTCGCAGATCACGCCGATGTACCCGCCGGGAACCGGCCTCTCATACTCTGCTGCGTCTGGAATCGCGTCCCAATTTTGAATATCAACCATTTGCTTCGTCTCCTTCCGGGGCGGCCGTCAGCCCCCAGTAAGCCCGGATGGTCTCGTCAACCATCTTCAGGTCATTGTCAATTTTGAGCGGGAACATGTCCATAGGGCTTTTGCAGGACGAAAAGCCGTCCGACTGGGTGACAAAAAAGTACCCCTCTTTCGTCACCTCTGTCATAAGCACGATGGAGAATAATCCCTCCAGCGTCAACTTCTCGTCCAGCATCTTCCCCACAGTTTTCGCCTTGATCTTTCCATTCGCGTCCGTGTCGGTGTGCATCATGAAGTATACAATACAGTCTGGCGGCAGGCCCCGTATCACGAATTGGACCATGCTGTAGAAACTCAGCGCCATCTGAGCAAACTTTTCGTATCCCTTTTCTGCTATCCTGGAAAATAGGTCAAAGCACATCAGATATTGGGCGTCATCGATGACATACGCCTTCTTCGCCGGTTTGCTCAACGCGTCAGCAATGCTCTGATAGGTAGCCATATTCTGGACCGGCAGCCGTTTGCGGAATGGCAGCGGCTTGCTCGCAACATTGAACACGCTGACGTCAGATGGCTCGAAGTTGCGCAGGCTGGCAGATTTTCCTGAGCCGGATTCGCCCAGGATAAGGACTGGGATTCCCATGCGCTCACCTCACTTAATCGTCATATTCAACCTGTCTGCAACGAGGCAGCCGGGTACCTCTACGCCGGAGTCCAACAGCTCTTTCAGGCCGCTCTTGCTGAGTTCAGGCGCCTTGTAACGCAGGCAATCATCATATCCCTCGTGCGCAAGCCACTCAATTGCGGCGGATGCATCCGCCACCTCTACCGGGTGAGAGCGGCGGAAGCTGATGGAGCAGCGGGAGGTCTCAAACTTCTCGCCGTTCAGGTTGTCCTGGAGGTAGGAGCTCAGCTGACGGCATTTGTTCGCAATCCGCTTCTTGCGCTCCTGGAGGGCCTTGACCTCTCCCGCAATCCCATCCTCCAGCACTCTGAGGTTCTTAATGTAGCAGGCCGTGTTCTCTATTTTCTTCGACCGCTCAAGCTGCAGCGCATCCAGCGGAGCAAAATCGGTAATCTCTCCGGTCTCCGGATCCACAATGCGATCCAACAGCGCACTGAGCTGGCTATTGATTTCGTACAATGTCATTTGTCTTCCTCCCCCTCACACCTCATTCCAGCAGCAACCATAGCTTTTGTCAGCCGGTAACGGTCAAACAGGAAATCCAGCGCTTCAATGTACTCTTTTCTGGTGTCCATCGCATTGCTCTTCTTGATAGCGCAGACGATATTTTCGATGATCCTCATCTCTCTCGCATAATTGTTTTCCACTTGCATTCACCTCTCTGCTTCGTTATAATGATAATGCTTTATTTTTACTTGCCGCTGATCGTGGATTGCCGTCCCGTCAGCGGCGTTTTTACTTGGCCGGTACTGCTCCAGTTCAGGCAGCACAGCACACAGCTTGTCCCACGGTGCTGGCAAGCATCCGCTCTCCCACTGTGAGATCGCCGGTTGTGTGACGCCGCACAGTGTCGCCAAGTCTCTCTGCGTCATTCTTCGTGCGCGGCGGACATCTGCAATCGCCTTCTGCTTAGCGGCTATCTCCTCCCGGTTGGCTTCTCTGTACGCCTTCTGCTTAGCGGATGCCTTTTTCTGCCGCTCTGTTTTTGGGCGAATAATCTCCCGGTCCAGCCAATCCAGCTCACGATAGTCATCCAGAGACAACGGCGCCTCCAAGCATTCCTCCGGCGCATCCGGGTAGGGGCAGTTCAGACAATCGCGGTTGCACTCAACCATAGTTCTAGCCTCCCCTCGACCTCGCAGCCATCCGCCGCAGCCGTTTATGGTTGCTGCTGTTGATGTAGTTCATAGCGCACTCAGCGTCGGCGTCCCTGATCCGCTTCTCTGCCGCCGCGTCAAACGGTTTCCGGTACTCCGCATACCGTTCGCACAAGCTGTGGCAATTGTCATGGCGGTCGCGGCATTGGCGGCACGGTTCATACCTTGCCATGGTTTGACGGCTGCTTTACTTCATGCACCCGGCCCAGCAGCATCTCCGTCAGGCCGAACAGCATCACGCCGCAGAATACAAACGGCACCCCGAGTGTATCGTGCCCCAGGCAGGCCAGCACCAGCCCGCCGATACTGTTCGCGCCAGCTGCCACCGCGCAGGCCACACCTGCTGCAATCATCAGTTTGTTTTTCATTTCGGTTCCTCCGTTCTAATTTACTTCTTGCTGGTATCGTCTCTCTTGCGCCGCAAAATAGTACGCATCCAGCTCAAAGCCGACGAAATCTATTTCAAATTCGGATGCCGCGATTCGGCTGCTTCCGCTACCAAGGAATGGATCACACACCTTCCATTGTGGCTTCACGTAGTTCCTAAATATCCACCGGTATAACGCAACCGGTTTTTGCGTCGGGTGAATTCTTTTTTCATTTAGCTTTTTGTTACCCTGCGCCTTGGTGCCATCGTCACAACTTCTACCCTGCATCATGCCATTCCACATGAAGCGGAAAATCCGCACACTTTTGAATAAGTTTGTTGCCGCGATTTCAGCATCTGAAAATGAACTTTTCCCATTCACTTTGTCCCATATGATCCGCCCTGTGGCAAACTGTGTGTCGGAGAAGTAATTGGCTCCGAAAATGATATAATACTTCGCAACCCTGAAAATTTCTCTGAAATCCGCTGCTGTTGGGATGCGCCATTCGGATGAAACAGGATATTCCCTGTGCACCCCAATTTTTGATACCTTGCTCCCATAGTACCCGCGCTTTTCTGGTCCGCTGAAATATGGCGGATCGGCGATGATAAGATCGAAATACCTGTCCGGGTATTCTCTCAGCGCGTCTATACAGTTCGCATTGTGTACTACATTCATTCTACGCCCTCCGCACCATCCATACATGCGCCACAGTTTGGACAGTATGGTATCACACATTCCGGGCTATCATGTTCAAAGCTGCACTGGTCGCAACGATAATATCCGTAATCGTCTGGAATCCACTGTCCATGCAATGCCTGGTCAGCGGCAGGAAAGCTGCTCACCAGGTCCAACACGTCAGAGTAATGACAGATACGTCCATCTGGCAGTTTCCCTTCAAAGCGGGTTACATAGCATTTTCCTAACTCCACCCGCAGTGCTTCCGCATCAACAAGTTTCATCATCAGTCTCCTCATACAGCACCGGGCTTCCAACATCCTCTGCCTCTTCCTGATTGCCGTGGTCCCGCTGATAGCGTTCGTATTCCCGCTGGTACTGCGGGTCGTCAATAGTGGGGTCAAAGGTTTCCAGTGCCGCCTGAATTTCTTCATCTGTCGCGGGGTCGTTGTGGTACTCCTCCGCATCGGTATCCTCCGGCTCCACACATTCCGGGCCGTTTTCCACGGGCACGCACTCCACCTCTCCGATCGTCTCCGTATAGCCGCAATTCAGACAGCTGCGGGAGTTCCAGATGCGCAGAGTCGTTCCATCGTCTTCATAGTTCGGTTCGACCTCGCTCCACTCATGCCTGGGGCAGTCCCACGGGAGAATGTCGTACCAGATCGGGCAATCGGGGTCCCGGTTGCGTGCCACCTTCTCCTCGACGGTCAGGCTATCCTCGTCATCCTCCCAGGCGGTCAAATCGGCGGCTTCGCTCTCGTCCGGTTCCTCTGCTGGCTCCACGGCCCCAACGGCCACCGGTGCATCCTCTTGTACAATCGGCGTGTTTGGCGCACACACACCCACAGCGTGGGGCGAAATGCTCAGCCCACCAGTTGCCCCCGCATCCACGGCCAGCGCCGGGGCGGTCAGGCAGGCCAGCGCGGTGGCTGCTGCCAGAATCTTTTTCAGGTTCATAGTGCTTGTCCTCCTTACTGCTTGGTAGAGATTTTTTTGATCTCCCATGTGGGGTGCGCTTTCCGCGCCTGATCGAGCGCATCAATCGGCGTTCTGCCGGAGTACACCTCCGTTTTTGAGTGCGTGCCCTTCGCGGGCTGAAACTTCACCGCAAATTTCATGCCCACGCCGCCTCCTTCTCCGCTCTGGCCTTTCTCCTGGCCCGGATGATCTTCTTAGGCTTGTCCTGACAGATGGGGCAGTAGTACCGTTTCCCGCGCTTCACGCAACGGGAGGCGTCGTAGGCCGCCCCGCAGGCGTCACAGATTCTCTTGATTGCCATTTTTGTTTCCTCCAATTTTTTTAAGTTGGCGTTTTCCTCGCCCGCCAAACCTAGCCTCACCTGCTGCGCCTTGATGCGGCGGTCAGCTCGCCTCCGTGCTCTGCTGGTCAAGCCCGAGCTGACCGTCCTCCTTTTTGGTTATCACGAGGTTTTCTATTTCCACGTCATTCTGATCGGCCCACAGCTGGACTAATTTGGTCAGTATTTTTGATGCTTGCTCAAACGTCAACTGTACGTCCATTTCCGTTAACTCCCCTCTCCTTAGTTCACCTCCTGCTGGTTTCGTCCGAGCAGGTTTGTGTTTGTCCTCCCTCCGCGCATATGGTAGAATGTAGGCGAAAGGATGTGATTTTCTTGAAGCGAATTTCCAGACGATACTTAAACAAAGTTTTGAAAACGGTTATGGTGCACTGCGATCAAGGCAACGCAGTATGGACGGAAGACAGCCTCAAATCTTTCTGCGAATCTACCAGAAACCGCAATGCTCTAAATATGCTCAAGGAGTTGGAGGCCGTCTCAATCACGTATGCAGACGGCGGCCCGTACACGGTATCCATAAACTCTGGAAGCTACATTTACCTGCTCACCAGAAAAGAAGTATGGATAGAGCGCGCAATCGGTTTTATTTCTGGCTTCGCTGTTGCCGTGGTCGGCGGAGTGGTATTGCGGTTGATCATGGGCTAAATTACGCCGATAACTTTCAGCAGCACTACGCCGACAACACACCCGGCCAGAAAGAACACAATAGTCAGAGCGTCAAACCTTCTCATCCGTCTCCCCTCCCTTCACTGCTCCTGCCGGTCAAGGCCGAGCAGGCACCTAAATTTAGAGTTTAAATTTTAATTTCAACTGACAATTTGCTCAGTTCCTTAGCCAGGTCGCTCACCAGCGATCTGGCTTTTTCCAGCAGTGCGACAAGTTCCTTCATCTCGTCCATTGCTTCTTCAAGGCCCGCAACATTGACGTTTGCCGGGATTGTCACCGGTTTGACTTTTTCCATCCTTCTCACCTCCCCTCACTGCTCCTGCTGGTCAAGGCCGAGCAGGTAGTCAATGGACAGCCCCCAGCGCGTAGCCAGCGCAACAAGTTTTGACAGTGGCATTTCCGTTGTGCCATTTTGCCAATTCTGGACGGTCCTGCGAGATACGCCGAGCGAAGCGGCAAAGTCATCTCGCGTTTGTTGATGTTTGATTCGCTCAGCTTCAATAACAGGTAAGATCATACGCACACCTCCTTTTTGCTCATTTCGGGTATCTCTGCTTTGCATTATATACTCGTTTTGAGCAAACGTCAAGTGGTTTACCGAAAAAACTTGCTCGTTTCGGGCAATTCTTTTCTTGACAACGCGCCGACGGTAAAGTAATATGGTGCGCGGGAGGTGATGCCGAATGAACTTTGGTGAAAACCTTATCGCCATTCGAAAAACAAGAGGAATGTCCAGAAAGGCATTGGCGGAAAAGTTAGGTATCCCATATACAACATTAAGAAATTACGAAACCGGACAGCGTGAGCCGGGGCACAAAATTCTAATTGCCATAGCCTGCATATTCTCCGTATCTGTGGATGAACTAATTGGGTTTAAACCCCCACAAAAACAAAAACCCGCCGCATCCGAACCGGACACGGCGGCGAATATTGCAAAGAGGTATGGATGTCTGGACGATCACGGAAAGCGGATGGTGTGCGCTGTGGTGTCTGAGGAGGAGCGCCGGATACAAGCACTCCAAAAGCCAGCCCCCGAGGACAATGTGATACGCGTACATTGGAACAATCAACCGGCTTCCGCTGGCGAAGGATTTGATTTAAGTGATGAGCATATGTACCAATGGACCGTGCGCTATAATGAGCTGACACGAAAAGCGGATTTCTGCCTGGATGTTCAGGGGCACAGCATGGAGCCAAAGTTCCACGATGGGGACACAGTTCTGATCAGACAGCAACCAGCCGTAGATGTTGGCGAAGTTGGCCTGTTCATCGTAGACGGAAAAGGTTTCATAAAGAAGCAGGGGCCTGACAGGCTGATCTCCCTGAACCCGGAGAGTAAAGATATCTGGCCCGGAGAGTATTCAGATGTGCGTTGTGTCGGCAAAGTGCTCGGTGTACTGGAACCGGAATGGATTATATCGCGTTAATCTCCACCCACCTGTAAAAAATGTTTTCTCTTGTCAAACATGGCAGAATGCGGTAAACTGTTTGTATGCGATTGTCGCATATTAAACAGAAAGAGAGGAAACGAAAATGAAAAGGACACTATGTTTGTTGCTGTCGGCAATCATGGCGCTGGCGCTGGTAGGATGCGGCGGAGGCAATTCAGCCGAGAAGAGCAATCCTGTTGCCTCTCCCTCCAATGCAGGAATTTCTTCTGTAGAAGCTGATCCGTCTGTAAGTTCGTCTGCTTCTTCTGAACAGAGTGAGAAGGTAGATTTTTCTGAGCAGAAAGAAATGGGCAGTGGGAAATTCTATGTAATTACACAAGCCGGGTCTTCGGAAGACGTAGATGCACCGGTGATCTACATTGACCCGGATGTATGGGGCACATCCGTCGAAGTCGATGCATGGGGATTTGATGGTACGAGGCGTACATACCTCTACATCGACGGCGAACTTGTGGACAAAGATCAGCTTTCAGATAGCCAGATAACCTTCGAGCTCTCAGAAACCGGCATGAAAGCGGGACGGCACACAATATCCGCCGTGCAGTATGACACAGACGACCCCAGCGGCAAAATTGTGACGTACAAGTCGGCGGTATATGAGGCAAAAGACATGTAGCCAATAAAACAAAACCCGCCCCGGTGCTGCTAACACCGGGGCGGTAATAATAGGAGGTGTAGATATGCCGGATATGAAGGGGAAACGCATACTTTTATATGTGCGGGTGTCTACCGAGGAGCAGGCCAGGTACGGAGAAAGCATAGCAGACCAGCGGCAGGCACTGAGCGAATGGGCAAAAAAGCATGGATGCGTTGTTGTCCATGAGTTTGTGGACGAGGGCTTCTCTGCCAGAAAGCCATACAAGAGCAGGCCAGCCCTCTGCGCCCTGCTCAACGCGGTGGAGAACCGTGAAGCAGATGCCGTGGTGTTTACGAAGCTTGACCGATGGTTCCGCAATATCCGTGACTACAACAAAGTCCAGGAGGTATTGGAACGATGCGGCGTGTTTTGGATGGCAACACTGGAGGATTATGAAACCAAAACAAGCGCCGGCCGTTTTAAAGTAAATCTCATGTTGTCGCTGGCTGAGCACGAGGCCGACCAGACAAGCGAGCGAATTAAGTTTACTTTCCGGCAGAAGCGCTCGCGAGGCGAGATCGTATCAGGCAACATGCCCAAAGGGTACAGGCTGGTAGACGGCAGACCTCAAAAGGACGAGGCCACAGAACGCGGTGTATCGGCGTTCTGGGCTGAATATCTTTCAAGCGGCAAAATGTACGCGGCGATTGAAAAGGCGGCGGAAAACGGCGTCCAGTTAGCTGTCAGTACTGGTTCGTTCATGCTGCGGAACGCAGCGCACTACGCTGGGCAGATACAGGGATGCCGTTGCGACCCGTACATCACGGAAGAAGAAAGAGACATGGTGCTGTCTACCCGCAGGGCAGCCCCACGGAAGTCTGGCCGAACCTATCTGTTTTCCGGTATGATCTATTGCGCAGAATGCGGCGGACGAATGGGGGCGCATAGACACTTTTACAAACGGAAGGGGGACAAGCGTGGGGAGCAGGTGTATTATAACTGCACCAGGCACTATGCAACAAGGCCAGCCGTATGCCCGTCGAGAGTCAACATTTATGAGCGGGATGTAGAACAATATGTCTTGGAGCGCCTGGAGGATGCATTGGAGCAATGCGCCATAGCCGCTGAAGTAAAAGCAAGAACAGCAAACCAGGAGGACGCAAAAAAGACGCTTGAGAAAATCAAGCGCCTTGAACAGAAAAAAGGCCGTTGCCTGGATGCCTACCTAGACGGGCTCATGGAGAAGGACGAACTGAAAAAAAGAATCGAAGCTATCGAACTCGATCTCACAGAATTGCGGAAAGTAAGAGCGGTGAAGCCACAAAAGACTCCAGAAGCAATTAGAGCGACGCTTCCGAAAGGGTGGGAGACGGTTTATGGCGGACTCGATCTTGATAGACGCCGTCGGTTCTGGTGTTCTATTCTTGATCGTGTAGAGATAACCGCAAGCCGGGAAATCCGGTTTTATTTGTGCATGAAATATACTACTTAATGTTTTTACCCGGATGGCTACTGGATCGAAGTAGTACCATACAGGTAAATCAAACGAAGTTCAGCAAAAGACCAGGGGCGCTTCTACCCCTGGTCTTTCTCTGTATCCTGTCGATCAGTTTCAGGACAGCTCTCTCTGCACGACAAATCATATCAACATTCATATGTATTGTCAATGTAAATCGTTCGGCATAGTTCGACAACGGGGATATTAGGAACTTATTCACTTACCCCCAATTTTTTCGACCTATCCTTTTCCAACTTAAAATATTGGGCTCTACTAAACCGATCTTTAAAGAGCGATTTTAATTGTATGACCGCGACGAGGTAAAGCAACATCTCCTTCCTTTACACTTTATTTTGCCTTTAACCATAGATTTGTAAGTTGACATTTTCCGAAGTCTTGAGTATTATAATAATTAAGATAATATTAACGCCTCACATTCTCGAAGCCTTGCGTTCCTATGCGGGGTCCTTGTGTAGGAAGTGTCAGGCGTTTTTATTTTGGCTCTATGCGAGAGAGCTGTGCTTGCAAAATATTTTCTGGATGTTAGAGGACTGTAAGTTGTGGCAGAATTTTTAACCTGCAACTAAAATTAACTATTATTGTATAATCCGTTGTTATAAAAATAAATCGAGGGCATGATCTATGACAGATGCTGAATTTGAATGTTTACTACAGATGTCAAAAAATTTTGTCAAATACAAAGTTGATTTACCGCAGAACAACGAGAGTTCAGTATTTGATTTAGTAGGAAATGTACCCACTGAAAAATTTTTTCTTGATATTGATCGACGCGGCAAAATAGAATTATCAAAATTTAAAATCCAAACTAGATATGCTACAACTAAATTTCCTCTAGTTAGAATCGACATTGATTCTCCCCCTCATCTAAATCCGGATGGCACCAAAACTTCTCGCAATCACATTCATATTTATAAAGATATGGGAACTATGGATACCGGCAATCTCCCATGGGCATATAATCTGGATGAATTTTACAAGTTTGATTTTGTTGATAAACGCATCGACTTTATGTATATATTCCATGCGTTTTGCAAATATTGCAATATTAACACTGACAATATACAGGGCGTGGTTTAATGAAAGCAGATGCTAACTTAGATTTTTGCAATCTGTACCTGAGTTGGATAAAACAGAACATTGATCAGTTTAAGGTAAGTGATAATACCTTCAGGTTAACTATGCCATTTTTAGACAGAAACAATGATCAGATAGAAATTTATATCACAAAAAGCAATGGAAGTTATTTAATAACAGATGATGGGGCCACACTAAATGATTTATTTCTAAGCGGATTTGAAATCTCGAAAAATAGTAAACGGGAAAATATCTTAAATTCAATTGTAGCAGCACATGGGGTTAGGCGAACTGCCGATAATGAGCTCGAGGTAGAGTGCACAGTTGATGATTTGCCTATGAAAAAGCATCTGCTTGCTCAGTGCATGCTAAAAGTGAGCGACATGTTCTATTTAACTCGGAATAATGTGCAGTCGCTTTTTTTGGATGATGTTCAAAGATTTCTTGACATGCATGACGTCCGCTATGTGCCCAATATATCTATAACCGGAAAAAGTAAACTTACAACGCATTATGATTTTGTGATAGCACACTCTAAATCATCCCATGAAAGGTTAATTAAAGTTGTCAATAATATGGATAGAAATGCGGCAAAGAGTATTATTTTTTCTTGGAATGATATAAGAGAAACTAGGCCCAATGCACAGGCATTTGCGTTTATTCAGAATGTCGACAAAAAGGTTCCGGAGGATGCAATAGGAGCTCTTACAGAATATGATATTCGACCACTCTTGTGGTCCGAAAAAGAAAGTTATATTGAAGAGCTAACCGCATAAGACTGTAAAAAGACCGGGAGCGTATCAAGAGATATGCTCCCGGTCTTTTTACACCTTTGCCCTGACAACCGCCAGCACATCCCGCTTCCACTCGTACCCGGAGGACACCAGCAGATCGGTATACTGCTTCTTTCCGTTGATGGGCTGCCCTTCCCGGGCGGTCAGGATGGCCGGCGTGCCGCCGATCGGGTCATAGATGCCAATGGAGCTGTCATGGACCAGCACGTCCCCCGGCTTGAGCTTGCCCTTGTAGTCGGCGATCCGTTCATTGGGATAGGTCACGGTGCAGCCAATCAGCTGATCTGCGTTGACGATGGACTTCGCGCCGGTACCGTAGCCCGCCTTGCTGTGGCTCAGCACCTTGCCCGGCTTGAGCAGCCCCACGTCCTGAAGCACCCAGGAGACGAAGTGGGCGCAGCTGCACCCGGGCTTGTCCAGTTTCTTCGTGGCCGCATAGGTGGACTTCGCCACGTAGCCGCCGCCTTTGTAGCGCCACTTGTGCTTGACCATATACTCCGCGATCTCTTTGGCCCGGGCCACAATGGCGTCCTGGAACAGCTTCGCCCAGGTCTTGGGCCCCACGATACCGTCCACGGTCAGGCCCGCCTTGTACTGGTAGCCCTTCACGGCGCTGTCGGTCTTTACGCCCCAGATACCATCCATGGCCAATGTCCACCCGCAGAAGGACAGCAGCGTCTGGAGCTGCTTCACAGCATCGCCCCGGTCACCCTGACGAACCATGGGCCGGGTATAGACCTTGCTGCCGCCGAACGCCCCGGGGGCGAAGTAGGCAACATTGACGTCCACGCTCCCGGAGATGCCGGACACCCTGCCCACGCTGGAATACTGCCAGCCCCAGAGGGTGTGCCTGCTCTTAACGGAGGGCTTGGTCTGCTGCTTCCCGTTGTTGGTGCCGTACCGGGCAATCCAGAAGGGCAGGTCCAGCCTGTCCACGTCCAGGACGTTGCTGTACCAGTCTTGGTTACAGTAGACGCCCACCTGATACCCGGCGGCCTCCAGCACCTTCCGCTCCGCCGCAATGACGGCAGTCAGGGCGGATTTTCCGAGCTTGCGGAGGCTTGCATCCTCCATGTCCAGCCAGACGCCACAGGGCGCTTTCCGGCCTTTCAGCACGGACACAATCGCCTTCGCCTCAGCGGTGGCCGCAGCTGCCGTTTTGGCGTACACATAGCGGTATACGCCCACCGGGATGCCCTGCTTTGCGCAGCCCGCGTAGTTGCGCTCAAAGGCTTTCTCAACGGTGTTGTTCTTCTGTGTGACTTTCAGGATGGCGAATTTTACGCCATCCTTTTTTACTTTCTCCCAGTCAATTACGCCCTGCCATTGGGCGCAGTCGATTCCGAAATATGCCATCTCACTCCACCTCCGGCAGACCCTTCAGGCTAAACAGCAGGGACAGGATGCCCGCCAGTACGGACGCGCTGGCCACGGCCAGCCAGTTCACCTCAGACAGCACTGCCGCCGTGCCAATGGTTGCAATCGCGGTCTGGGCAACCGTCTTAATCGCGCGGACGCCCGCTGCTTTCCACCAGTTCTGATTCATCATTACACCTGCTCCTTCCCGGTGGGCAGCTTCTTCAGCTCCTCCACCATTTTCGTAATTGTGCCGTTGCCACCAAGTGCATGGTATGCGCCATAGCTGTCCAGGATGTTCTCCATGGCGTAGACAGGGACGTATCCCTTCGCCAGATAGTGGGTGCAGTCCCGGATGATTTCCAGCCGCAACAGGCACTTCATGCCGTCATTTACCGCCTGATAGCGGCTCAGGATGGTCTTTTGCTTCCGCCACACTGACGCCAACACGGCGGTCAGCGCGGACGTGCAGACCGTTACAACGACCTGCGGAATGTACTCGATCATGTCAGATCACCTCTAAAACTCTTTCTTTTGTATCCTAGCAGATTTGCCGGGTCATTGACCGGACTATGCCGCACCGAACGCGATCCAGTTGTAGGTGCCGCCCCGCATCCCCTGGGTATTGGTATTGGTTACGCCCCAGTTGAAGGTGCCGCCGTTTGTGGTGCCCTCTGTGCTGGTCCCGGTGGCGAAGGACTTCATGTAGGTCGAGTACGAGCTGCAATAGACCATGTAGGTATTGCCCTCACTGGCCACATAGACCGCTTGAACAAGCCCGGTTGCGCTGATGGAGCCCTTGTAGAACACGAGGTAGGCGATAGACGAAAGCCCTGTCTCGATTGTGCCGATTGTTTGGCCGGACTCTGGTGTGCTGGAGCCGGTGGCCACAGTCAAGCCGCCGCCGCCGGTCTGAATGCCGGAAATCGCGGCGGCCATCTGGTCCAGGGTCATCTCGGTAGTGCCGCCGGTTTTCGCCCGGATTGCGTCAGCGATAGCGGTCAGTTTACTTGCTACACTCATCAGTATGTACCTCCCAGGATTGCGTTCTCCACGTAGGTTTGAATCAGCGCGCCCAGGTCTGTACTGCTCACGGCTGCCATGTCGGACTTGCTGGCGGTCCAGGACAGCACGCCCGCGCTGCTGACCGCCGGGGTGTAGTAGCCGCCGTCAACTCCGTTGCTGACTGCGCTTGCCTCAGCGACCGCCTGTTCCAGAGCGTTGAGCAGGGCGGCGGTGATGATGTCACCGGATGACCAGGTATGAGGTGTGTATGCCATATGTTTTCACTCCTTTATGCTGCCGTGGCAGTGTCCACAATTGCGGATCCCGCGCGGCCAGTCGTGCTAGTGTCACCGGTGTAGCTTTCGCCAACCGGGTACGATATGTCGAAATCATAAGTCCCGGCAGCACCGTACATAATCCGCAGCCCGCCGCCGGCCCCCACGACAACCCGCATAAGCCGGGTGTAGCTGCTGGTCCAGTAGCCCGCGGTGGTGCCGATGCTGATGCGGGTTTGCGGGGCGGGGACCTTAGAGCTGTCAAGAACGGTGATCAGGTCGCTTACCGTTCCGTCGAGCTTAATTCGGCCATGCACCAGACACCACCCCATTTTCACGGCTACCGTCACATTGCCTTCCGTAACCACACCTCCGTCAAACTCGGTGTAGGTGTCGGTTTCACACGGAGCCCGCACTACGATCGGCGTCTCCGACTGGAAGGTCAGGCCGTTTCCAGTGATACGGACGCCGCCAGCTTCCATCATGATCTCAGCCGTATAAATGTCGCCGTTCACTTTCGTGTAGGTGTTTTTTATCTGTGTCCAGTAGTTGAGGTAGTTGTTCCCCGCAGCGCCCTCTATCTCGAACCCCGTCTTTAATACGCTGGATGCCGCCTCCTGCCCCATGTACATAGGGGTGCCGTCCGGGTCGCTCCAGGTCACGTCGTAAACGTACTCTGACGAAATGTCGATTGACTCACCCCGCAGCTTCAAGCCGCTGATGGTGCCGGTGGCGGTGATGTCCTGGGCAAACAGGCTGTTGACAAACGCCTGGTCAACGTACAATTTCCCGCCGTCAATATAGACCTTCCCCTCTTTGATCAGGGTAAGCCCGTCTATCGTACCCTTTGCCTCCTGGGCTGTCGCCATTGCCTCCTCCACCGACGGCGTCCATTCCGTCACCTTGTCCCCCGCCTCCACCTTGAAGTTGCAGAGGTCAATGGTCGCGGCGCTGTCCGTGGTGATTTTGGCCACATAGCTGTCCGCTGCTTCGCCGATCTGGACCAGCTCCTGGAAGAACACCCAGGCTCCCGTCAGGTCCAGCGCGTTCCCGTCCGCGTCCAGGTCTGCACTGTCGCGGTTGGTCTGCTTGCCGGAGCTGTTTGCCCCGATCGACGCGGTCAGTCCGCAGGATGCGGACGCCAGCCACCAGAAGGACACGGTCACAACGCCGGGGACGGCGTCTCCCGGGATGGGGGCGGTCCGGGTCAGTGTCCCGCCTGCCGCAGCCTCCCACCGCACCCCGCTGACCGGGTCGGCGCTGCTGTCCGGCTGGCACTCCACTGCGGAAAGGGCGCCCCCGCTGCTCTCCCAGCCGTCCGCGCCCTGGTTGGTGCCGCTGACCAGGTTGCCCTGTACGGACTCCTCCTTCTGGGTGTCCGCCACCCGATAGAGCAGTTCGGACGCACCGTCCGCTTTCTCCGCTTCCTCTTCCAGGTCGTCGGCATCTGATTCCTCTGTGTCCATCGCCGTCCACTCATATGCGGCTGGGTCCGCCGATTCCGCCGCCGACCGGTCCTCATACCGCCCGGTCATCGTGGCCAGCTCTGCATCCTCCGTGATCACAGTTGCGCCGGAGTCGTCCACATACCCCAGCACCGTGTGGACATACTTGTCTCCAATCTTAATTGTCATGTCAATCCCTCACAGCATCGCTATCCATGCCACGCTGGTGTTGCTGTCCCCAACCGCCGTGGACCGGTACAGGCAGACGGTGCAGCCGGTGGCGGAAAGGCTGACCACGCTGGCCCGGACCGCGTCAGGGCGTCCGGTCAGGGGCGTGACTACAACGATCGGGGTGGCGCTGAACGCCTGGGGAAAGGCCACCTGGACGGTCACCGTCTTCCCCCGGTTCCCCTTGGACGGCGCGACCACCCGCCCGCACTGGAGGTTGTTCAGGTGGGCGTCCCCGTTGCTGTCGGACGCCGCGCCGGTAGCCTCCTGGGCCAGCGCCGCCACCTCCGAATTCAGGTTCTCCGCGTTGAGCAGGGTCCCCTCCTGGGTCACCTCTCCCGGGGCGGGTTCCAGATACACGGTGGACGTGTTCCCGCTGGCGTCCGTCATGGTGTACCGGTTCGGGTACTCCACCAATCTGTCTGTAAATGCCATTGCTACCCCCTTGCATAGTGCGTGCCCGCATACACCTGATTGGTGTACAGCGGGTATTTTTCGTTCTCTTCCACCAGGTCGATATACACCCGGACCCGTGCAGTGACCTGCTCAATGGTCTGGATATTCTCCGCAGTCACCCGGGTGTCAATGAGCACATCCCCCAGGTTCGCAGCCGCCGCCAGCTGGGCGGTCCGGGCCGCCACCGCCTTCCAGGCCGCAAGGTCCAGAAAATCATCCTCCGACCACGTGGTTTTCAGGGCGCTGTCCCCTGCCAGCTCGTTCAGGTTCCCGCAGATGCGGTTAAAATCGCTGTACGTCAGCCGCTCCCCGGCAGACCACTCGGTATCAGGCGTGAGCCATGCCATTACGGGTCCTCCTCCCTGTAGGTAATATCTGCGTATGTTCCGCCGCCCGCGTGAGCGAGGGTAATCCCCTCGATGGTGCAGTTCTGTTTTGTACCGTCCTTCCGGACAAAGGTAAAGCGGTCCCGGGGCTGCATCCGGGGGTCGCCCTTCCAGCGGAAGGAGCCGGTGTGGCTGCTGCGCCCGAAGGCGGTTTCCCGCAGCGCGCCCTGGTCCAGGAAGGTCTTGTCGTTGAATTCATACTTGATCTCAACTGCCGCCCCTGGCCGCGCCATGGTCATTTTGATCTGGTCCGGGTCCTCGTCTGCGGTGATTTTGTGGCCGTACAGGGTCAGGGTTCCAGATTTCAGCGCCTTGTACCGCACCCACATGATATTGACCTCTGTGATTTTAGCCAGGGCGCTGTCGCTCACCTTGACATGGGTGTACGCCTCCCGGAAGGTGGTCTTGTAGGTTTTCCCCTTGCTTATTTTTCTGGAGGCAATCTCGAAGTAGCCGTTCCACTTCTTCTTTCGGTTGTACTCCGCCAGCTTCTTCCGGTAGGCGGCCCGCTGTTTTTTGGTCGCCCGTTTCGGCAGCTTTGGCTTGGTCAGCTTCTTTTTCTCCGCCTCCTCAATGGAGGTGTTGGGCGCCGTGATGGTCAGTTTGTTCACCGCCCGGTCGTATTCGTCCACAACCGACCCGCATTCCACTTCCCTGATCTCCCACTTGACTGCGGGCCGCTTCCAGCGGACCACCGGGATACCGGCGTCTATGAATTCCGGCCGGAAATCCGCGCCTGCGCTCTTGCCCAGGTTTGTGGACGCGCTTCCCCGCAGAAGGTTCATAAGGAACGGTACTACGTCCCGCCGGGGCTGCTTCTCCAGGTACAGCAGGCTCCGGGTTCCGGTTTTCGTCACCGCTTTGGGCAGGGCCTCCCGCCTTGCGGAAATGCCCGCGCCTGCGACCACATCCCGGAGCAAGTCATACACGTAGGAGGCGGCGGTGGCGCTGTACAGCGTCCGCAGCTCCGCCGCCATATCCTTCTCCAGCCGATGGGAGGCGTCCACCCCTTTGATGGTGACGATCTTGTCCGCCTGGGCGATCTTCTCCGACAGGTAGAATTTCCGCTGGGGCGACATGTCCCCCTCGTACCCGGCGGAATAGGTCAGGGGCGTGTTGTCACTCAGGGTGCTCAGGAGCTCCTCGATGTCGGATGGCCAGTACACCTGATATTCGATCTCGCTCTCCTTCCAGGTGGGGTTGTCCAGGGACAGGTCGGAGCGCAGGGTCACGGTGCAGGCGGTGATGTTCTCCTCCGTCAGGGCCATCTGGACCCCGGCGCAGATGGACCGCACCAGAATCCGGCCCGTGCTCCCGCTGTCCGGCGTGAAGGTCAGGGTAACGCTCTTCCCGCAAGAGACCATAACGGTCTCCCCCGCCTCAAACGCCACAGTCTCCCCGCCCGCCGCCAGGGTGCCGGAGGCGCTGCCATCTGCCAGCAGGACCGTCAGTGCGCCCACGTCCGCCGCCGCGGTGACCTTCATCGTGAAGCCCTCCTCGGTGTGACCCCGGACGCCGTACTTCCCGGCCTCCTCCGACTGCTCCGCGGCCCCGTACAGGACCCGGCTCCCGTCCAGGGGAATGCCGCCGCCGCTGAAATCCGCCAGCGGCATCATGGACCAGGCAAGGTGATCTTTCCCCAGCGTGTCCCCGTCAGACAGCTTCGCCCCGGTGACCGCCATGGTGAGGGCGGTGGATTTTGCCCCCAGCAGCGTGCCCCGGATGCGCATCGGGTCCCGTATCCGCTTCCCGTTCTGAGTATCAATGGTGGACATTCAGGAATCTCACCCCCACACGCACATCTTTCCACAGCGCATTCCCGTCCGGACCGGTGTGCCGGGTGGCAACAAACACCTTTGTCGACGGGATCACGCTTTCCGTGTGCGTCACCCCGTCCGCGTCGGTAAAAACCAGCGTACACTCACCGCTCATGGCCAGGAGCACATCCAGCTGATATTGCGGAAGAGATCCCCATTCCAGGGTCATCTCGCTGTACCGCCACCCGATCAGGTCGGCGATGGTCTCCCCCAGGCAGGTCGTGTACTCCCCGGCATACACCGCCTCCCGGGCCGGGGAGAAATCGCTGGGACGGTAAAGGTCCGTCCCGTTGATTTGAATTGTGTTAAAGATGCCGATCATTACCCCAGCCTCCGCTTATACGTGTCGTAGGTCTTCACGATCTCCTCCCCCATCTTCGGGCCGTTCGGGTACAGGTATACATCCAGATGTACATCCCCGCTGGGTCCGCCGGAGTTGGCCCGCATCAGCGTCCCTACACCGGAGATAATGCTGTCTGCCATGCGGTCAAACATGACGTTCAGCTTTTCAATGGGCAGGACCGCCTCCGGACCAGCTTCACCGACGCCGATAATAGACGGGTTGTTGAAGATGCCGCCCTCAGCGTTCCAGGTTACATCGAATCCGGTGGGGTACTTGATCTCTTTCCCAAGTATCGTTTTGGACCCAAATGTCAGGGAGAACTTCGGGAGCTTTGGCAGCGACGGCGTTGGGATTTTCAACTTTAGATTGTCAAAAAAGCCCTTAATTTTATCAATGATTCCTTTGATCGTATTTTTGGCTTTCTCGATCGGCGTTGTAATCGCGGTTTTGACTGAGTTAAAGATATCGGATGCTTTGTCCTTGATCGCGTTGAACTTTTCTGTGATATTGGACGCAATCTCCTGCACTTTATTCGACACCGCAGCTTTGATTGTGTCCCAGGTCTGGGACATATTGGAGGAGATCATCGACCCAATATTCTTGATACTGCTCCACAATTCGGAAAAACAGGATGCAATCTCGTCCACCTTGGCCTTGATTGCATTCACAACAGAAATAAATACTTCCCGAACTTTCTCTGTAATCTCGCCCCAATTTTGGATGACAACGATGACAGCCGCGATAACAGCCGCAATTGCCACAACAATCGCAATGATCGGGAACAGTGCAGTATCCAATGCCATAAATGAAACAGCTAACGCAGTAATGACTGGGGCAAGTGCAATTAACACCCCCATCAATCCGCCAAAAATAGCAATAAACTCCTGTATGGGGGTCGGAAGATTTGTAAACCACCCCACTACTGCGGATACCATACTTGCCAACATCGGGAGAATCGTAGTCGCTAAATTTGCCAATACCGCGCCCAGCGGCTCCAGTGCATCTTGTAATTTCCGAATGCCTGCTTCCGCTTCCTGGGAATCGGTCGTGGTGTTGTCGAACATGGTCTGCGCCACGCCATCCACATCCTGATACGTGTCTCCCACACTGGTCAGGGCCTCGATGGCCTTCATGCTGCCGTCCTCGGCCATGGTGCCAAAGGCGGTGGCGGCCATGTTGGCCTTCTGCTGCTGGTTGTCGCAGCGCTGAATGTCCGCCACAATGGAGTCGGTCACGTCCTTCTGGGTTGCCTTACCCTGCTGCCATGCCGCAAACATCTCCTGCGTCTTCTCAGAGTACTGGCCGATGCCATCGGCGATGGACCCGTCCTCCAGCCTGGTAGACACCTCGTTGATAGCGTCGTTCACCTTGTCCAGGTTATAGGCGCCGCCATCCAGGCCGTTGTTGAGCAGCTGGAAATAGTCCTGGGCGGAATACCCGGCGTCCTTGAAGGTTCCTGCGTACTCGGACAGGTTATCCCCTAGCTCGTTGGTTTTATCTAAGCCATTCTGGGTGCCCTTGACCACCAGGTCCATGGCCTCCTGGGCGCTCATGCCGTACTGGGTCATGAGGGAGTTTACGCCCCGCAGGGTCTCGCTCATGTCCACACCGTAGGTCTCCTCCAGGGTAAGGGCCTGCTTGGTCAGATTGGTCAGAGTGACCTCATCCAGGTCCCCAAGGTTCTGCTTCACCAGCAGCACCGCGTTGGACACGCTGTCGATGCTGTCGCTCACGCCACCCTCATAGACGGACTTGATCACGCGGGCCGTCCGCTCCGCCTCTTCGTCGGTTTCGTTAAAGTAGGCGCTGACCCTGGTGGTCGCGCCCTCGATGGAGGCGTGGGTCTCCAGGGCGCTATGTGCCAGGTCTTGGATCTTGTCGCCCACGTCGGAGAGCTGCTTCGTCACCTCCAGGGCGGAGATCCTCTTTGTGGCCTCCGCCGTATCCGCCGCCGCGTCCCCAGCCTTGCGCAGGTCGGCGATCAAATTCCGCACCGCCGCGCCGTCGTCCACCGTGTCCAGGGCGCCAGACACTTTCTTCAGTGCGGTTTCCGTTTTCCCAGCTCCATCCTCCAGAGACTTCAACTTGTTTTCTGTCTCAATGATCTCCCGCTGTAAAGCATCGTATTTTTTCGGTGAGATTGGACTCCCGAACTCCGCGTCTACGTCCTTTGCCTGTTGCTTCAGGTCCTTCAGATCATTTTCGGTGTTTATGATCTCCGCTTGCAGGGCGTCGTACTTCTCCTTTGAGATTTTTCCGGACGCAAGCTCGCTGTCGGCATTTTTCGCCTCTTCCTTCAGGCCGTCCAGTTTTTCTTTTGTCTTGTCAATCTGTTCCTGAATTGGGTCATATTTTGCTTTCCAAGCGTCGTAGTTTTTCACGCTTTTGGAAACCTGTTCGTTGGCCTGCTTCAAGCTCTCCAACTTTTCCTTTGTGGATTGGGTCTCCTGAGCTAACAGCTTTTGCTTTTGCGCCAGCAGCGTGGTGTTTTTGGGGTCCAACTTCAGCAGGCGCTCCACGTCCTTCAGTTGGGACTGCGTATCATTGATGGTGCTGTTTACACCCTTTAGCGCTTTGTCAAGGCCGGTGGCGTTGCCGCCAATCTCAATTGTGATTCCCTTGATTCTGCTCCTAGGCATGGACTCACCTCCCTAGAAATTGTCAAAGTCCTCCTGCGTTGCAATGGTATCGTATTCCGCCGTATCGTTTGATTTTTCAGCCCACATATCAGTCACAATGCCGATTGTGAGCAGGTCAAGGTCATGAATCGGGATACCGATCTCCGTGCAGCGCAGGAGGAATAATGGCGTTGTCATTTCTCGATCTGTTTGAGCAAGTTTTTTTTTGACTCTACCTGCGTTGCCATGTTGTCGCCCCACAGCTTCAGAAGCTCCGGCAGGACCTCATAGATAGAGAACATGTCAAATCGGTCAAGCCACTCGTCAATGGTATCCGGGATGCCGCTGTCTGCGTGGTACGCCATGATATACGCCACGTTCTCGAAGATTTCAAGGTCCTCGATCGGAATCTCCGCGTCGTCCTGGCCATCCCGGCCAATGATGGAGCTTGTTTTTTTGGCATACGCCGCTTTCAAGCTGTTCAGGTCCTTAAAAATGTCGCGCTTGAATTTTGCCCGGTACAGGCGGGGCACTGTCGCAGACGAGCGAAAGCGCACCTCCTGACCGCTGATCTTCAACGTTCTTTCGATCACAGTCCGTTACCTCCGTCAGGAGCCTTCAGTTACAGCAGTCGGTTCGTGGACAGACTCATACCAGCTGTCGTATACGGAAGTTGTGGTTTCATCGCCAGTCTTGCTCTTGACGAGTCCATCAGAGCGCGGATCGGCTGTAATGGTGAGTTTTTCAGTGACCGGCTTTTTGGACCCCTCAGTAGTGCTGGACTCAATGGACGGCCTTTCGGCAGAGCAGCAATACAGTACATGCCGGATGCACTTGCTATCGCCTTCAAACTCAAACAGCAGCGCAAATTTATTGGGTTCCGCAGAATTCGCCTTCTCAACGAGCACCTTCGCCCCGTCAAGCGTTTCGTTCAGGATGTCCGTGCGGAAGGCGTCCGGCACAAGTGCCATCTCCAGCTCTCCGCTATAGCCGTTATTGGCAATCGCGCGATAGTATACCACGCCATCCGCGTAAAACGGCTCGTTGCTGCTCTCTGCACTCAGGCTCATGCTGACCGCACCTGGGATTGCTGCAGGGTCTTCATAAGTGTAAGTGGTCGTGCCATTCGCAGTTGTTGCGGTCATCTTCGCATAGTGCACGTTTTTCAGATTAAATTTTACCTTATTGGGCATGGTTAAACCTCCATTTCAAAAGCGTACAGCACCTCATAGAGCCGTTCGCTTTCAATCCATGTTTCTTCTTTTTGGTAGCAGATGCCAGCACCATCAAGCGCGGCCTCAAGCGCCTGCTCTGTTGCTGGTTCCTTGACGTCTGTGTACAGCTCAACATGTACCTCGTCAATGCGCTTATACACTTGGTTGTCCGCGAAAAAATTATCACTTCCGCTCACCAGGTAGCAGATGAACGGAGGGTCAGGTGCTTCCCCTTCTGCAAAATGGTGGTATGCGAAGGGTATGCGGAGATCAGACAGCAGTGTGACAATTCTATCCATTTCTTAGTCCCCTCCTCAACTCTTGTTCAAGTACTTCTATACCGTGTTCCTCTGCCGCTTTCAGGTGAGGACGTGCAGACGTACGACCGCCGCCCCTGTTCGCGTGACCGAACTCGAGGAGGTGCGCAATCTGGTAGCGGTCCTTAGAGTAGACCGTTGCCGATACAGCCTTAGTGCCTCGGTGCTCCGTCTTTACCGCCCAGCTTTTTGCATAGTCGCCTGTTCGCTTTGGCGCGGTTGCCGCAATCTGCTTTTTAGTTTCGTTTGCCGCTTTCCGCACAGCTTTGTCGAGCTCTTCCTGTGCTTCAAGGGCGTACTCTTCCAGCATACGGCTAATTTCGTAGCCCAACTTCCCAGGGGTGATGCTAATTGACATTTACTTCACCTTCTCCGTTCTCAGCTTGAGAGATTCGTTTCTGTACTGCACGTTGTCCACGCTTGAGATATTGTAGGCGTCGCCGCGGAACAGCACCCGGAAGCCTTTACTCGAAAGCGCCGCAAGCTGGTTGGAGTAGCGCAGTACAAACTGCACCGTCTCCTCTGCCTTCACCTGCGCCGCCGCCCAGTATTCAGACCCGGACAGCATATTCACGTATGCGAACCCGCGCCAGAATGTGGTCCATGTCGTGGTGCGGTTCCCGATAGAATCAACAGAAACTGTACCTTGTTCGATAGTGATCTTCTCGCGATAGGCACCAGAATTCATAGCGTCACCCCAACATGTTAGTGCAGTACATGCCGAGAATCGTATCAACGACCCGGTTCACGTTACTCTTGTCAACGGTCATCTGCCTGTTGTCAAACATGTCGGACACGAGGACCAGCACCGCAAGGGTGAGGTCCTCATGTTCGTCAATCTCGCTGGCAGAAAGACCGGTATACGTTTTTACGTAGCTGACCGCGGCAGCGTGCGCCGTCTCAAGGAACAGCGCGTCCTCTTCCGACAGATAGTCATAGTCGATGCGGACACAACTGCACAGGTCAACCATGCCGATCTCACTGACCTTCACCTAGGCAACCTCCTATCAGGTATCAGTAGAACCGCATGCCGCGCAGGCGATCTTCTGCCCGTTCTCGATCTTTGCGTCCATCTCACCCCAACCAACGATGCCGATGGCGTGCTGGGCGGCGTACAGTTCGTTCAGAATCTGAATCTCGGTCGGCTCCGCTTCCTTGACCGCAAGGCCGGAGAAATCGCCGTACATAATTGCCAGATTGCCTGCGGTGCCCAGCGCAGGCGCGTTCTCAGACAGGTATACCGGCTTTCCGAGGAGCGTATAGTTTGCAGGATTGGTAAAGTCACGCTGGAGCAGGTAGTTGCCCTGACCGTCCTTCAGCTTTCTGATTGCGGTTCTGGTAGACTTCGCCATAACCCAGAGCGCTCCCGCCTGATACACATCAGGGATCATCTCCTGGAGGGAGATCAGCTCGTCAGAGGTGACGCTGGACTTCTTCGCCAGGGTCAGCTTCATGTTGGTGCTGTCATAGCTGCCTGCCACACCGGAGATTTTGCTTGTGGTGCCATTGATGAGCTCCTTGTCAATCCACTTCGCCACCTTGTCAGCCATGTGGTTGATAACCCACTGGGTCAAATTGAAATCGCTGTTGTTCAGCAGGCTTCTGCTGATCTTGGTCAGGGCGCCGTACAGATAGCCGGTCAGCTGAATAGTTGCGAATTTGCTGCTGTGGCTCTCCAGGTCGGTGAACTCGGTGGCGTATGCCACGGTGATGTCATCCGTAGAACTGTCGGCATAGGGAATGTTCAGGGTTCCCTTCCCGGGGTACTTTGTCGCCTTTGCGTACAGCGGAGACAGCTCGGTCACTTTCTCAATGATCTTGTTCGCAATCGTTTCAGGAATGACCGCGCCATTGTCTCCCTTTGTCAGCTGAGTGGCGGCGTTGGTCACGCCGGTCACGCTGTTTCGGATGTAGTTGGCAAATACCTTTACATCGGTGGAAAACTGATCTTCCGGTCTCGGATTTCTGTTGTCCGGTTTCGGTTTCAGCGGGGAGTAATTGCCCATGCGCTCCTCCGCCTTCGCAGTTTCATCGATACGGGCGATCTCCGCCTCACAATTTGCAAAGTCGGTCTGTTCCTCATTGGTCAGAGCGCGATTTTCCGCTTTCGCCTTGTTGACGAGCGATTCCATTTTCTCAACGGCAGCGTTGCGCTGCTCCATCAATTCTTTTCTCATATTCATTCTCCTTTTGCTTTTTTGATTTTTTCTTCGTACTCAGAATAGTTCACCGGCGTCGGCTCACGTTCGGCAAGCGCTTTCGGTGTATGGCGGTACCGGTCGAAGAATGCACTTGCGCACGCCGCGACCTGCTTTTCTTCGTCGATCAACTCCACGTCGAACGCCGCCGCAATGTCTTCCGCTCCCAGCCACGACTCAGCGTCGATCATTGCCTGTACTTCCGCCTGCTCCACTTTGGCGCGTTCCATGTAGATGGGCATCATGACGTTCTGTTCAATGCTGTCCAGCGCCTCGATTTCGTGCCGCAGGTCATTTGCGTTGCCGAAACACATGGACAATGGTTTGTGGACCATCATCACGCTGTTCCGGTATACCTTCACAGAGTCCGCAGCCAGCACAAGCCAGGAGGCCGCGCTCGCAGCCAGGCCGTCCACATACGCATCAACCTTCACTCCGCGATTTTGGGCACGCTTCAACATGCTAACCATGGTCGAAGCTGCGAAGACGGAACCGCCGCCGCTGTTTACGTACATGGCCAGCGTCTGACCGGGCATCATACCATCCAGAGCATCACGAAAATCCTTCAGGTCCGTGTCGCACTCGCTCACTTCTCCGCTCCACCAGTCTGGCCGCTTCTCCCCGACAATATCGCCGTAAATAAACAGCTCCCTCCCGGCTTCGCTCTGATTTTTGAATTCGTAGAACACTATTCATCCCCTCCTTCCGGCTCGGGTTTTCTTGCGCCGATCTGTTGCAGGCCCACCTTTTCGCCGGTGTTCGGCACATAGTACGTCCCGCTCTTCGTGTCGAGCAGGACGGCGCCTAGCCCAACGTTAATGGTGTCCAGCCCTTCTACCGCGTCCAGGTTTTCGCGGTATCTGACTTCGTTTCCAGTAATCCAATGGCTTTCCAGCGCAATTTTGTACGCCTCATAGCGGGACTTCATGTCGATTTTTGTTATTTCGGAGGTGTCCGCCGCCCAAAAGAACTCCTTTTTCTCAGTCTCCAACAGCAAATCCCGGTTCAGCGCCGTTTCAATGGCCCGTACAATCGGCAGAACACCGAACTTGAAATACTTTTCATCATCGTCATAAATGCCGAAAATGGAGTTGATTTCATTGTTCAGGGTGATTTTTGATTGATTCAGCTGCATTTCGAGGCTATTATTGCTGGATTCCTGAAAATCCAGCCCGTTGTTCAAGATCAGCACCCCATCCCCGTCCGCCGTGTTGAACTTTTTCCACCCGGCGCGCAGTTTGTCAAACTGCTCTTTCGTAAGGACCTTGGGCGACTTGATAAACCCCTTCTTGTTTCCTCCCGTTTTTACCATTTTGATTTGGTATTTCAGCATCTCCACAGCCGTTCGCATGGCAATGTTCACCTCTGCGATCAGGCTTTCCCCGCTGGCCCCATCCTTCGTTGATCGGATGACTTTCAAGAAGTCGAATGGCTCGAACATCCGCCCATCAACAGAGATTACATAGCGCTTAAAAATGGGGTCACTGTTGATCTTGATCGCCACCCGGCTTTCATCAACATAGTGAATGGATTTCACCTGATTCAAGTTTTTATTGATATAGGCATATCCACCCTTCCCTAGCAGATAATCCTGCACCAACTGCTTCTTGAATTGGTAGCCGTCCATGGTATCCCCGGTATCATCGTTGAGCAGCATTACCCGGGCGTCCTCCACGGCCTCCACCACTTTTTTACCATCTGCGTTTTTATGCTCACGATAAAGCCTGAATGGCATTACAGCTACGGTATTGCACACTTTTTCCACTGCGGCCGCAACGGCAGGAACGGAAAGCGCCTGCTGTTTTGTAATGGATTCTCCGCTGAGAATCGCGCTCAACAGCACGTCTTCTACCGCGCTTTCGTCAGCCGTTGTTTCGTTTCTGGGTTCAGCCCTAGACCTGAAAGGCCACTTCATAAATACCACCCCTCATATTTGAACAACAAATCCACCGGAACCGTACAACATGTCCTGCTGGAGCAGGTAAATGGCATTGATGAGCGCCACAACCATGTCAACCTTTCCCGTGGATTTCTTCTTATTGACGTATTTATTTAAGTTAGTATCTTCCGTGCATCTGGCATTTTGAAAGTTGATTTCCAACATTCGGTTAGCGTCATACCGGAAGTTTCCGGCCAAAATGCACTCTTTGAGCAGCTTGGTAGGCATGTGCAGAACGGAGGAATGCTGTTTGATCTCAACACATTCCATGCCGGCAGACTCCAATTTTTGGACCGTGCTGATCGCGTTCCAGCGGTCATAACCGACCTGTTGAACGTCCACACCAAACCTTTCGGAAAGCTCCATGATATAGCGCTCCACCTCAGCATAATCAATCACATCCCCGCCACAAGCGATGCAAACGCCTTCTGACACCATTCTGCGGTAGTCCACTTTCTCCTTTGCACGTTTGACCTCCAGTTTGTCAGACGGTATGAACCCCATAACATTCGCTACAATCGTCTCTCCGTCCAAAGTGGCCATCGCTACGGCAGTGTTGTCCTCCGTCTGCGATAGGTCGAAGCCAACCCACACACGCCTTCCGCGCCACCACTCCGCATCAGGAGCGCGGGAACAGCTCTTTACCTTCTGGACATCCACGAAGCCCTGAACGCCTAGACCCTTGTAAAGAATGTTCATGTGCTTGCACAGGAAGTTTTCCCGCTTATTTTCGTATAGAATAGCAATGGCACGCTTTTTCCGAAGCTCGTCCATGATATAGTCATGGGCCAGCGCAACCGGGTTGCTCTGGTACAGCATTCTATCATCAGTCTGCCAGGTATCGCCCGCTCTCAGTTCCTCATCCGGCTCATACAGTAGGGAGAAAGTACGCCTATCCTCCAGAAGGCCGTCGAGCGTCTTCTTCGCTATGTCAATTTCGTCAATCATGACATTATCGTCGTTCGGGTACTGAGTGCTGATAACTATGCCCAGCTTACTCCGGATAGTGATCTGAGACGAGCGCATCGCTTCCACCGGGTAGGCATCCAGCGCCCCGGCTTCATCCGCCAGAAAGGCGTTGGCAAGCTTGCCATCCATGCCGTCCCTGGAGTAGGCCAACGGCGTATACTCGTTGTCGTTAAGTAGGCACCTGATCTGCGAGCGCAGCAGCTTGAAAGCCGGACTGACCTCATCACATAGAAGCGGCGAAACCTTGATAATCTTCCGTATTGCGTTCTTTAACTCAGACGAAAGCGCCAAATCAGGGGCAACCGAAAAGAACCGCGAAAAACGCGGCTCTGTCAGCATCAGCAAGATAAATATTACGGCGGAGTTGAACGTTTTGAAATTCTTTCGCGCGATCTCTAGCACAGCAGTCGTATAGAATCGTACACCGGTGTCCTCGCGAGACTTCGTGCAGAGGGTAGCAACGACAAATAGCCAGGCATAATCTTCAAGGCCGTCATAGACGGAACACATCAAGTCAGGGTGAACCATCACTTTCAGAAGTTTGCAGATTTTACTATATGCCTTTTCACTGACAACCGCGTCTGCATCATCTCCGTCTGCGATGCGAATCCAGTCCGTAGCCTGCTTCTTGACGTACTTAGGGACTACTCCGCTTTCATCGTCCCGGCACCAAAGAGCATATTTATATGCCTTCCCGTTTTTAATGTCACTCATTGGCATCAGCCAGTATATCAATCAGCGCGTTCCCGCTATCTCCGGGCTGCTTCGGAACAGATCGAAGAGCGGACGCAATGGTCAATAGGTTTTCTTTCTCAATCTGTAGCATCATCCCGCGCTTTTCCTGGACACGCTTGTCGATGTCGAGCACCTGTTTCTGGAGCTTTGTCACAAGTGTGAAATATTCTCCTGCCACGTGGAACTCATCCTTTCGGTCTGCCAAATCTACGATCTGATCCTCCAGTGCGGCACACTGACGTTGGAAGCGGACCACCTCAGAGTGCAGAGCACAGTAACGATTGATCGAGTTAGCGTATAAATCGTCATTCTTTCCGATTTCCCGCAGCAGCTTTGACACCCGCATAAATTCCGCGTGAGCTACCGCGTCCGCTTTTGTTTCGGGGAACTCACGTAGCTTCTTACCGGTGAGAAGCTCCTCTTCTCCGCGTTCCCTCATCGCCAGTTCTTTCTTTGTTCGGTGGCTTCTACCCTCTGCCCTAAGCACAGCCACAGGCTTTGACGGCC